GACCTTAGAGCCTAACCTCATAGAAGCTGTGGCTGTCGGGGGCGTGTGGATCGGCTGTGCGGCGGGACTCATCAAACTTCCCATACTGGCAACGGTGGAACTGAGGGTCTTCAATACCACCGCGGTAGAAATTGCTGTGGCGGCAGGCGACACCGAGCTCTCCATCTTCAGGGTGCTGTGATGCGAGCCGCAGCTAAGGAGCAAGAGCAGACTATCAGGATGTCGTATCAGCCCATGCCGAAGCAGGCTGAGTTTCATGGCATGAACAAGAAGTTCAGATTCTTCGTTGGGGGGTGGGGCAACGGCAAGACCTCGGCAGGTTGCGTCGAGGCCCTTAGCTTAGCCTTAGAGTACCCAGGCTCTGTGGGCCTCATCGCGCGCGAGACACGTAACGAGCTCAAGGCCACAACTCAATATCAGTTCTTCAACGGGGGTGGGGGCGACCCAGAGAAGGGCGACTTCACGGGATGCCCAGAGGAGCTCGTCAAAAGCTTCAACAAGACAGAGGGCAAGCTCACGCTCATCAACGGGAGCATCATCTACTTCTGGCCGCTAGACGAGCCAAAGAAGCTGAGCAACATCAATCTCGGCTGGTTCATGATTGACCAGTGCGAGGAGGTTCCTGAGGACATGTTTCTGATGCTCAAAGGGCGACTGCGCCAGAAGAACGGCCCCAGGTGTGGCCTTCTGCTTGCCAACCCCAACGGGCACGACTGGGTGTGGATGTATTGCGTGCAGCGCCCAGAGGACTTCAAGGAGATGGGGATGGTCCACGCAAAGACGAAGGACAATCCTAATCTGCCTCGAGACTACATCGAGTCGCTAAAGAAAATGCCCAAGGCCTGGGTCGATAGATTCATGGAAGGGAGCTTCGACGTATTCTCGGGTCAGATATTTCCCGAGTTTGATCCTAAGGTGCACGTCATACGGCCGTTCTCGATACCGGACGAATGGGAAATCTTTGAGGGCATCGATCACGGTCGGCGCAACCCGACAAGCGTGCTTTGGGCAGCCTCAGACCCTCTAGGGAACATTTTCATATTCGACGAGCATTATGAGGCAGGCAGGCTTGTCGCGTACCATGCCCAGCGAATCCATCAGATCAGGGCCCAATACCACTTGCCCGCTTGGACGGTGATCGACGCATCGGCTTCCATGAAAGATCCAAACACGGGACGGAGCGTCATCGACGAGTACTGGGACCACGGCATTGTGACCATTCCCTCGGACAGGCACGTGCCCGCGCGCGTCAACCGTATAGCAGAGTGGCTGATGCTCGATCCCGCCCACCCGCACCCGTTGACTGGGGAACTCAAAGAGGAGGGGCCAAAAGGGAGGGAAGCCGGTTGGCCTAGACTATATATCTTCGCCAACTGCATCGAGCTGATAGAGCATCTGCAGCAATACAAGTGGAAGAAAAAGCCCGTCACGCAGGAGTCCGACGCGAAGGAGGAGCCGCTGGGCAAGGACGACCACGACGTGGATGCACTGGGGTATATACTGATGATGAGGCCCAATCCGTCCATGCTGAACATCGCTGAAAAGCCCAAGTCTCCCGCCGAAGTGTATTGGGAACGGTGGCGCAAGCGCATGGACGAGGGCAACGTGGAACAGGTTCACTCAATGTTAGGAGCAGAGGCGTAATGGTAGCAAGACTAGAACTCGTGAGGGGCATGCCGCTTGTCCCTAACTGCTGTGTGCTCTGCGGCAACAATCCCATAGACGAAAACACGGGGGAGCAGTTGGAGCACATTTTCGCCCCAGGGGTGGACGTGGACTGGGGCAGTTCTGTGTACGTCTGCAACGCGTGTGGCCACATCATCGCCGAGCTGCTTGGCCACCCGACCACCGAGGGCTTCGATAGGTTGAAAGAAAAGAACGAAAGGCTCAACAGAGAACTAGGAAAGGTGAAGGAAGACCACAAGAAGGCGGAACGGCTACTGGGTCGCATCCGCGAGGGCAACAAGGCTCTGAAGGAGGCCAGAGAGGAAGTGAAGTAAATGTCGGTAATCGGCACAAAGCTGGGGTCCTTTCAGGTGACCCTGGCCGAAGCGGAACCAAAAGAATACGCTGTTGAGTCGCCGACGCCCCTGCCGGCAGCTCCTCAGCCTCAGATAGGTTCTGCTTCGGTCCGCGCGATGAAGGGCAACACGGGCATCATCTACGTAGGGGCTAAAGGGGTGACTAAAACCAACGGCTACGAACTGGCATCAGGCGATGTGGTCAACGTGGACGTGTTGGGTCTGGCAGAAATGTTTGCCACGGCCACAAAAGCTGGGGACAAGCTCTGCGTGTTCTGGATAGGACCATGACCCCCATCGGCGCATCCGTGTCGGTCGTGGCTGCAGGCGGTGGGCCGGGGCCGTGGGAAAAAGTGTCCAACAATGCAGCGGGCATCACCTATGGGGAACCCTCGTTTGCTATATGGCGGCTCGAGAGTGAAAAGACGATCCAGCGACTGCGGAGCAACATCAAACTCGCGGCAGGCAAAACAGTAGCGGCAGGTGTGGCTATCGTCACGGGGTTTGGTCATCCCGCGGCGGAAAAAACTATCTTCGTCCGTAGCGTGACCAAAGCTGCATACGTGGAATGCACTCTTACCACGACGGGCGAACTCAAATCCCTGACAGAAATGAAAGAAAACGAAGAATGGGACTTCACCAACGTCCTCATCTCTATGTAGGTTAGATGGGCGACGCATCTGTCCTCATCATCCCCAGCGGGGCGGGCGAACGCGGTCCGGAAGGACCTGCTGGGCCAAAAGGGGAAAAAGGGGAAAAAGGGGAACCTGGCACTAATCAGGTGCCTAATCTGGAACCGTTCGATACCTGGCACTCCGGTATCCTACGTCCCTATTGCCATTGCGCCACGACCGTCGCCCTCCCCGCCTGCACCTACGCGGAAGGACCCCCAGCGACGCTGACGGCGAACGCTAATGGGGCGTTAGGTGCGATAGACGGCGTGACGCTCATAGAAAACCAGCGCGTCTTGGTCAAGAACCAGGCAAATGAAATCCAAAACGGCATCTACAGAGTATCCAATCCAGGGGGTGCAAGCGCTAAATGGGTGCTAGTCCGCGGACTGGACATGGAAAAATCGTCCCAGATACCTGGCGCTACGACCTACGTCCACAATGGTACAACTCAAAATAATACGCTTTGGGCCGTTGCCGTTCTTGGCTTGGATCCAGCTGGGGCGTTCGTTCTTGGCACCAGCAAACTATTCTTTAGGAAAGTCAATGCGATCCACACAGGCGAGATCGAACCGGGCCAATTGCAGGCCAAAGGCGGCCGTGTCTATGCGTTCCGGGGCGAAGCAGAACCGGGTGGCACGAAAATCAAACCCGGCGAAGCAGTCGTAATGGAAACGACCCACGAACTCAGCGGCAACCCAGCGTCCAACGCCTATATAGTCACCATCACCCCCGAACATCCGACCGCCGCGCTGTCGGCAACGGTCACCAGCCGTAGCTTCTTTGGTGTCAGTCCGATCATCAAATTCCTTCTCAAGAACGAGAGTGCCGAAGAAGTGGAAGGCTTCTCGATCCTGCTCAACGTCATGCTGCAATACACGTAAGGAACCCTGTGGCCAACACCGTAGTCTCCCTCGAAATTCCCGAAGCTGCGGCGGCTAAGGTCGCTAAATTCTGGTGTAACCTGACCATGCCGCCCACTCGCCCGATCAATGCCGCTAATGCTAAGGCCGCTCTTTCTGCGTGGTCTAAAGAAGGCGTAGACAGAGAAAGCAAAGAAGCCGCACGAGCAGCGGCCGAAGAAGGTGTGCAGCCGATAGAACCCATAAAATGAGCACGTGGCTTTCTAGCGAAGGAGGAAGAATGATTGAGCTAAGTGTTATATTTGGCTTGTATGTACTCGTGTCCGGCGCCTACCTCGTCTACGTTGAGCGGAACGCTCGTAGAGAGCGCGAGAGGTTGGAGGATCGCGTCATGGCCCTCTCCAAGCCAGACGCCCTTGTGCTGCACAAGGCAGTTGATGAGCCTGAGCCGGCTAACGTCTCGTACGTGGACGAACGTGCAGAGAGACGACTTGGCAACGGTAACATCGACCTCCTCGGTGACGATGAGGACTGACTGTGCCGTTCCAGAGCCCGAAACAGCGACGGTTCTTGTTCAAGTTCCACCCAGACATAGCCCGTCGATGGGCAGAGGAGGAAAAGATGGCTAAGAACACCGGTCTCAAGACTGCAGCCATGCGCTCGCGCGTGAAGAAGACGGGATCGTTTGGGGGCAGATCGAACGCCCTCGGGCACGGCGGACGGGCCGCACAGTTGAAGGCCAAAGGGGTACCGGGCGGCGTGATCGGCAACCTCGCGCGCAAGGCCAACGCAGCGCCGGGCGAACGCAACTACCACGGTAGAAGGCGCGGTCGGTAATGCCGCCTATTGACCCCAGACAACTTCTTCAAGCAGCGATGGCAGGAGGTGGGAGCGGTGGTGCGCCCGGTGACTCGATGCCCATTCCCGGAGCGGCAGGTCCTGCTGCCGGAACGGCTGCGGGCCCGCAAGGAGGTCTACAAGATGTACTTCCCAGTGGCATGGCGGGGGCTCAGCCGACGGGGGCAGAAGGTACGGGAAGCATGTCTACTGCAGATCTACAGAATCAAATGGGCGTGGGAGCTCAGGCGGGGGGAGCAGGAGGGGGAGTACAGCA